AATAACAACCACCAGTTAGTTTGAAGATAGCAGTTGGTAGTGGTTCGTTAGATGCTGTAATACCGAGCGCACCACTAACTGTAGGATAGGGTACATACTTCGGCACAATTTTAGTACGACGAAGGTCTGATCCAATAACACTACAACCTCTAGGTACGACAATGCCACCCTGAGCAGAGTTGAATTTATACAACTCGTTAGAGGGTGACGTTAGATCGAAGTTTGTGTTTTCGTTGAATGGTTGAATGCTATTGAAGTCTGACGTACCAGGACGGTTGTCAATAACATATTCAGATGGATACAGATAGATTGAGAATGCGTCAAATTCGTCGTTAGATAGACCCACTCTATATGAGAAACGTGCTACCTCAAGGAATGCACGTTGCAATGTCTTAAAAGGACGCAACGCGGAGTTACCTCTATTGTCGTATGCGTCAGACGCATCGAAGTCGTCAGGGTTGACGTAGATAATACGTCCTGTCCTAGACGTGATGATATTTTTAAGACGGGTTAGTGCCATTTACTTTTTGCGTCCTGATATGGTTATTTATTAGTTGCCACCACCTGGTGCTCCACCACCGCCAGGTGCGCCACCAGCAGCACCACCAGCATTGGCGTCCTTGTTGAGTGGGACCTCGACATAATCAGAAGACTCAGTTTCAAAACCATTCACAACGAATGATTGACTTGCACTTGATCCATAGATCAAAAGGTTTTGACCAGGACCAACAACAATACTTGTATTCTTATCAGTTACCTTGGATCCAATCGCCTTGTCATAGAAAATGTAATCCTCTGCGGAGTAAACACCAGTTGTGCCTGTGTGGACTCCAGTTGAAATAGTTGCCACATCAAATGTCAATGCAGCACCACCACCAGATCCGAGAAGTCCATCATTAATAGTGATAGTATCTGATGCAGCATGTCCTTTACCACCATTAACAAGTGTGATTGTAGCAGCGCCAGATCCATCAACTACAACTGTTACTCTTGTAGTAGTGAGATCACCGCTACCAGTAGTTGAGGTTGGTGTAAGGTTAGCGTAAGTGCCTGCAGCACGAGAACCGTCTGCAGCGCCGATGTTATTGATCGTAAGGATTTTGCCGTCAACAACTTCCGACCTGCGACGGTCGGCGTTTGTGAGTGTAGGTGTATCATAGAAAACCGTCCCCGCTGTGAATGCTGGAGAACCTGGAGACAGTGATACTTTCAAATGATTAGTTACATCATCAAAATCATGCACATATCCATAGGGACCAGCGTAAACTCCATTTGCCTGAATAGTTTGAGTTGTACCACCGATAGTAAACGTATCAGCAGCGGCAAAAGGTTCGCCTGAAACATCATACACATAGATTCTAGTGTATGTTGGGTTAAAGTCAAGGTTTGCTGTAAATCCAACACCAGTTGTGCCGCCTGCCGCTGGAGGGGATCCAGTCAGACCATCAGCATATGCAAAGAGTGATGGTGTCAAACTATCGGCAACATCAATTTGTGTAAATGCACCAGCAGATCCAGCAGTACCTGCCTTAGTAATATTCTGAGTATACTCAGTACCTGGTGTAGGTGTGCCGTTGGTGCCCTCTGCGTTATCAGAGGAGAATTTCATAGGATAGTTTGTGTTACTTGAGTGCTCTTGATCAAAGATATATGTCCTATCAACATCAAGAGTGTAAGTATCAGCAAAGGTGTGATCAGTTGCATTCACACCAGTCGTAGACAATACGAAACGGTTTTGGTTTACAACAGATGCAGTTGAAGTGAAGTTAAGAGTAATAGATGCAGAAGATGTATTACCTGTAACGTCTTCGCCTTCAGTGAAGTAGTTAACAAGATAGTCACCGTTGTTGGTGAGGAGAGTAACGTTAACTGCGTTATTATGGTTTGCATCAGTTGTGCCGACCATACCACGAGTAACAGTCAAGTCATTACCAGCAACACCAGTAACTTCAAGGATCTCGTTATCAATCAGAATAAAACTACCAGTCACAAAACCAGTAGAGTTAACAACAGTCAAAGTTGTATCACCAGCAGCGAATGTGCCACCCTCGTCGATTGCAGTCACGGTGCCAGATGCAGACCATGCAGTTGCAAGACGACCAGGTGGAATCTCACCAGCAGTTGTGCCAAGTGCACTACGAGTAATAGTCAGAGTGTTGGTAGTTGTGTTAATACCAGATGCATCGATAGAAACAATCTCAGTCAGAGAAGTATCACCAGCATTTGTCAATGTAAGATACATACCATCTGCAAGACCAGTATTTCTGGAGATTTGCAGAGAGGTTGCACTGTTAGATACGTTGGGAATAATATTCCAAACACTGTTAGCGACACCTTGACCACGGAATGTAGCGGTAAGTCCAGAGGTTGCACCAGTCAGAGTTTCACCTGCTTGGAATGTACCTGAAACAACACCCCCGTAGGAAAGTTCGTTGAGAGACTGCACCTGTGTGTAATAGGTGACATCAGTAATCTCTTTGAAGATGTCTAAAAGTTTTGCTTTTGCACCGTTTGTAGAATCAATATTAGATCCTGGCAAGGCATCAGCATAGTTATATCCTGGAGAAACTTCCAGTTGATATGCACTAATAGGGTTACCTTTTTGATACTGATAGGTGGTTTTTGTGCCACCATTTTGAGATTCTTGTCCATCAAGGTGCAACACCTGATCGTAATCTCTCAGTGCCATTCTATAGGTGCCTGCTCCACTGTCCCAGTTTGTCACGTTGACAACTGTGCTGGCAGTAGCAGTGATGGGTGCTTGATACAGCACCGTATTTGTTGTTGCGCTTGGGTTACTAGCTGCGAGTCTTCCTGCTGTCATTTTTTAATTACCATCCTGACTGGAAATGTGATTGAAGTCTCAGTTGACCACCAAGTGTAGGTGCTGAGATAGGACCACCGAAACTAATTGCAAGGTTAGAAATGTTGTTGGTAGACAACAACGTAGCATCAGCGTTAGGGAATTGAATTGTAACACCCTCGGTGATGTTTGAGGTGTCAATGTTAATAATACCATTGACCTCGTTGGGGTTGTTAAGACTAAAATTCTCTACCGTCTTGTTGTAAAGTGTTTGAGTCTTTCTCTCAGAAACGAGGATATTAGGTTCGCCCTGAGGATTATTTAGCGGCGCTGTAACAGCGTTGTTTGGGAAAGCAAAGTTGTATGTTTGATTATCCTCAATGTTGGATAGATCAAACTGAATCTTTCTTCCATCACCCAATTCAGCATCAGTATCCGCGAATACTGCACCCTTATAAACCTTTGCAGTCAGTGTTTGAGACGATGCCTCACCAACCACCTTGACGTTAAGGTCAGGGAATGTAACTGTGCGATCAAGTGTCAACTGTGAAGAATCAAAGATGACATATTTCGTGGGATTATTTTCTTCGTCGGTTGATGGTGTGTTAGAGAATGTGGGGTTAACCATATTCTTGTTAAACACATTCTGCTCTGTGATATCATCCAGAATAGTAGATTGTGTATTAGCAGCACCAAAGTCGGGAAGTTTATATGTATGAGTGCCAGGTGACTCCCAGTTATCAACCTCAAACTTAGCAACTTTCGATGTGGTAGTAGATCCAATGATCGAAAGGTTTGCGTCAGTAATAAGAACAGTCTTATTAGTCAGCGTCTGGAAGGTGTCATTAGCAACCAGAGTTGTGCTCGTGCTGCTGCCTACATCGGGCAAATCAAAGCGACGTGTGCCAGACTGAGACGAAATAGTATCAACGTTAAAGTGTGCTCTCTTCGCAGTGTTTTGATCACCTTGAAGATAGAATTGCACGTCAGTGAGGACAGTTTGTCCTTGCACTGTAAAAAATCCACTACCTTGTGGAGATATCTGCACGTTGGTATTTGCAGATGCGGAATCAATCGCTCTGATAACAAGCGTCGATGATCCGTCAGTATTTGCTGTGCGACTGTTATACAGAGAAGCAGATCCGAATGTCAAACCAATCTCGTTGACCGCAGATTGGTAGATTCCCGTATCTCGGTCCAAATCAAAAGCCATACCAGGAGCTGTCGCAGAACCTGCAGACAGACTTCTAAACAGTTGATTGATCTTTGCCTTACGGTTAGGGATCAAAGGATCAGAGATAACGATAGGAAGAACAGCTTCGCCCGTGACCAATGCGTCAGCAATAGTATCTAATTGGGAGATCCTTTTAGTTGCCACGTTATCCTAGCGTTTCATACAGTTTTATTTATAAGACACAAAAGCGTTGGTATTTATCACAACGCGATCTTTGACAGCGGACCTAAATGCCGAGTGAAATCGTGTGCCATCGAAGATCACTGCTCTGCCTTTCTTTGGAGATACCCTTCTAAACTCATGAAACTCTGTTGTTGGTTGAGTTTCCATAGTTACATCAGGCCACTTCTCCTCATAAAATATAGTGTCCCCATCAATATCATGTGGATAATATAGACAAACATGATGTGGTGAATGTAAATCTACATGAATAAATTCAAGACGATCCTCGTGAGGATCTGTTTTGAATGCTCTTGATACATGTATATCATCAACTCTATACCCACACATATCAAATGCTTCTAGCACCATGGGCACAATTAAGTTGAATGCAGGAGTGGATCCATCGGGGAATGGTTTATTAGGACCACACATAATGTGGTGCCACCCTCTACGTTTATTACCTAGGTGCTCAAGTCCACCACTGTCACCCATAGCAATGTCATCAATCTCTGTCCACTCAACAGCAGGACCAAAGAAATAATTCTCGATCAGATGTTGATAGGCAGGACAAAGAAAATCATCAACAATAATAATATCACTCATGATAATTGATATTTAGCACGATTCTCTCCGACGCATCTGTGCATGTAGCACCAGAATGTTGATAACTGCTAGGAAAGATAACTGCACGATTAGCGACAGTCTCGATAGTTTGACCATCAGCGAATTTGGTGTAACCATTATTAGTGCCGAAATAGATTATAGCAGTTTTTGCGGTAGGAGATTCATTATCAATATGTAGACCCTGCTCAGTATTCTCTACATCTCGTGGTTGTAGATTGAGTTTAACTCTAATAATAGATGTTGCTTGCAACTTTTCAAAGATTGGAGTCAAGTGATCAAAAAACCACGACTGTGGTTTGTATTCATTATAAATGGTGTGCACAAATTGCTTGTGCCCATCTTTATAAGCATTAACTCCATTAGACCATACCCACATAAAATGATCATCATTGACCATATGGTCATATAGATGCTCATATACTTCAAGTGGTAAGTAGTTGTCGATTACAGTGATCATACTTCCTTCACACGGAAGCCAAACAACGGACTTGAACCGTTGACCTACTGTTTACAAAACAGTTGCTCTATCCAGCTGAGCTAGTTTGGCAATTCTTCAAAATTCTCGATCATATACTCCAGATCGAATAGGAGTGGATGTGCTTCTTCAGCAATCAGATATTCAGACCATCGGTAGAGATCTTCGATATGATAGCGTTCTCTTGTATCTGCGTCAAGTGCTACGTTTTCCATTTGTTGGACAGGAAGTGGCAATTCATCAAATGTAAAAGGCACTCCCGAAAAAGTCCAAATTTGGACAATACCGATTGGTCCATCCAAACCATCAAGATGTGCGTAATGAGAAAGAATCTTGATTTTCTTCATCCGAAACTGACAGGTTATACACTATGTAGGATATTATATTGGTCCTGTCCCATGATATTGAATGAGATTATGATTCTTTCATAATCCGTGTCACACATTTGACTTTCATGAATTAGGAATGATGGAAAAATGATGAGATCACCCTCTTTCACATCAGGTTCGTATTGCATGAGATCACCATTAGCGGGATCTCCGAATGGTGAGAAGAATCTAGTTGGTTTATGTTTACCCTCTTCAAACTGCACATATAATACAGCAGAGAATCCAGTAGCACCATGATTATGTGGTTCGTGTCTGTCACCCGCTCGTGATCTCTCACACCACATATTTACAATCTGGGCAGGGCATGGATAATACTGTGCGAAATCCTCCATTGACTTCTGTATTAGGTTAAACACCGTGTTTGCATACAGAGGCATGAATGATGCCATTTGATTATCATAGTAATCTGTAAAATCCCCCTTCTGTAAAAAATCTGGGAGAATTTTCATCAGACTCTTTTTATTCTCTTCCCAGTTTTCAATTTCATACTTATAGATTGGTATCTCAAATACTGGGAGTTTCATTAGAAGTCCCTCGTCATATCAGCGAGAGATTCCTGCACATAGGCAGCAATATCTTCTGGGGAATCTACTTCTGCTTCTTCTGGAGAGGGGATGTTAAGACGAGGATCGTGCTCAACGAATCCTGCAATAGGTGCAATCATCACAGAGCGATCACGTTTAGTCTTCATCTTTACAGTATGTCCTTTCTCTACCAGTTTGAGAGCAAAGTCAACATTCTCCTCAAATTCTTCTTGGGTTAATTGAATAATATTCATGGAGCGGAATAAGTAATAAGTTCGTCAGGGACGTTTTTCTTGAAAGATGTGATAGTTTCATGGAATCCTTCAGCACCTTCGTCATCAAATCGATACTGAATCACTTCATCGTAACCCTCATCGTCTACGATAGTGATCTTTCTCTGAGTAAAATTGACAAAAATATGTTCCAGGTAGGTTTCGTTTTCCATTGAAAGGGATCTTAGACCCTTCCATACTACATCAATTCAGCAGCAATGGCAAGCCATAGACTTGGTGGGGACCAACAGCACAACCAGTTGCCATGAAACCAGTGCCCACACCATAAGATGCAAGACCAGTTGTCACTTGGTTAACAATAGCACCACCAGGTGAGGATACAATCTCACCAATAGCACCAGTTGCTGAGGTAACGAATGTAAAGTGTGCACCAGATGTGCCGAGAATAATATCTGCCATAGCAGTGGGAAGTGTGTTACCCACACCAATTCTCATATGCACAGGAGGTGTAGTGCCAGGAAATGGCACGTCACATGTGATATCTACAATGGATCCTTTAACAACACTGAATTGACCAATAAGACCAGGAAATACATTAAACAGACCAACAAATTCAAACCTACCAGCATTCAAGAAGGATGAAATCCAGTTTGCTTCGTTAGTAATCTCACCATCAGCAACATTCTGAATGGTATTACCTTCCAGTCTGATTGTAGATCCGTTGATGTTGAAGTTGGAAATAGCAGTCAGTTTGACCTTGTTACCTTGGATGGAAACATCACCAGTGTATGCAACGTTGTGATCACCAGCGATAACCTCTGCAGATT